CACCTTTTTTCGGTGCTGCCTGCATTTCTTTATTCTCCATCCGTCTCACCTCCTTTATTCTGTGAAGCATAGACTTCCTGATAGATCGCATTTTCTTTTAATAATTCTTCGTGTGTTCCAACTGCCTGTATCCTGCCACCTTCTAACACAAGGATGCGGTCTGCCTCCTGTACGGAAGAAATCCTCTGGGCAATGATGATCTTTGTCGTATCAGGAATATACTCTTTGAATGCGAGACGTATCATCGCATCTGTCTTGGTATCTACCGCACTGGTCGAATCGTCTAAGATCAATATCTTTGGTTTTTTCAGCAATGCCCTTGCAATACAAAGTCTCTGCTTCTGTCCACCGGAAACATTTGCTCCACCCTGCTCGATATGGGAGGCATACTGATCCGGAAACTGCATAATGAATTCATCCGCCTGTGCTAATTCACATGCCTGCTTCATCTCCTCCTCTGTGGCATTTTCATCACCCCAGCGAAGATTATCCATGATACTTCCGGAAAATAAAATATTTTTCTGCAATACAACGGCAACCTGATTTCTCAGGGCTTCAATGTCATAGCTTTTTACATCCAGACCGCCGACTTTTACGGTTCCTTCCGTTGCATCATAAAGACGCGGGATCAACTGCACCAACGAGGACTTTGAGGAACCGGTTCCACCGATGATCCCGATCGTTTCTCCCGATCGGATATGCAGATTGATATCCGCAAGTGCTTTTCTCTTTGCCTTTTTTGAATAAGAAAAACTTACATTTTCAAAATCGATCGAACCATCGGCTACCTCATAGACAGGTTCTGCCGGATTCTTCAGACTGCTCTCTTCTTTCAGGACTTCCACGATACGATGTGCCGATTCATTTGCAAGCGTGACCATGACAAATACCATCGAAAGCATCATCAGACTGCTTAAGATCTGAAAGCTGTAGGTTAAAAGCGCGGAAAACTGTCCGACATCTAAATCCAGACCTTTCGTTGTAATGATCACATAAGAACCGACCGTCAGCACAAAGATCATGACGGTATACAACGAAAACTGCATTAATGGGTTATTCCATGCCAGAATTTTTTCTGCTTTTGTAAAATCCTCGCAGACATCTCCTGCCGCCCGGTCAAACTTTTCTTTTTCAAACTCCTCCCGCACATAGGATTTTACCACACGCATTCCCTTGATATTTTCCTGAATGGAATTGTTCAGTTCATCATACTTGTGGAATACTTTACGGAATAACGGCATCGCCGTACGGATCACCATATAGAGTCCAAATCCCAATACCGGTACTACCAGAAGAAAGATACACGCCATCTTTCCACCCATGATAAATGCCATGACAAACGCAAAAAGAAACATCAGCGGACACCGCACTGCGATACGCACGATCATCATATAGGCGTTCTGCACGTTGGTAACATCCGTGGTCAGACGTGTTACCAGTGAGGAACTTGAAAACTTATCGATATTTTCAAATGAAAATTCCTGTATTTTTGCATACAGATCTTTTCGTACATTTTTCGCAAATCCACAGGATGCCGTTGCACAGGCATTTCCTGCTCCGATACCAAACATCAGTGACAAAGTTGCCATAACGATCAGCAGCAGTCCATATTTCACTAATACGGAAAACTCTGCCCCTGCCTTGATCTGATTGACTAACATTGCGATCAAAAACGGTATGGTACACTCCATGACTACTTCTAGTGACACCAGCACCGGTGCTAAAATAGAAGGTTTTTTATATTCCCTGATACACTTCATCAGTTCTTTGAGCATGATCATTCTACTCCTTTTTTCTTGTTTTTACTCTATTCTTTTATTTCATCTTTTTCTTTTTATGCTGTTTTTTATCCATTCTGTTTTTCTCCGGCTTTTATCCTACTTTTTTACTTGGCAGACTCTCTGCAGATACGCTTATTTGCATACATATCTTTATCCGCGGCTGCGATAATATCTTTTAGCTGTGAATGTTTTCCTAATGCATAACCGACCGAGGCCGAGACCGGAAACTCATAGTTCTCCCGCTTCTTTTCCTCTTCTAAACGGACTTTCCACGTTTTAATCAACTGCTCTGCGATCTCTTTGGTTCCATTTGCTACATATAATAAGAACTCATCGCCTCCGTAACGGATGACAATATCCTCTTCTCTTGCAATGCTTTGAATGGTTTTAGCAACCTCCGTGATCAGGCGGTCCCCACACAGATGTCCCCAGTTGTCATTGACATACTTCAACTGATTGACATCCCAATAGATCACGGCAATGTCCTGTCCATCCCGCTCTCTGTTGTTCAAAAGCTCGATCAGTCTGTTTTTGTTATATGCTCCGGTCATATCGTCCGTTAATGCCTTATATTCCATCTGTACGGCATTTTCTAATGATTTACGGACCACATAATTCACTTTGTTGCACAGATATTGAAAACAAAACGTTGTAAAAGAACGCGGGAGTACATAATATAGAAAAAGCGTAATAACCGGAGATTCATTTACTTTTGTTAACAAAAATGTTCCATCCTGCACTAAATGTCTATAAGAGGTACAGGTGATCAGTACCATATTGGCATCACAGATTCCCCAGTAATAACCTGCATAAGTGCTGACCACAATACAAAATACAGTCAGCCAGAATGCATATTTTCTGAGCCGCATTTCATCATACATGCTTGCAACTACGATAGGAAATGTGAGAAGGATGATCACATGATATGTAAATGCTGTAGAGCTGACTAATACGATCAGCCCAATGGTTGTAATACTGATATACGGTATGCAGGTTCTCTCTATTCCTAATAGTAAGATCAGCACAAAATAAAGGATAGAAACCACACAGATTCCCATGTACCCCCAAGTCATAATTTTATGATCTACAATAAAAATCCTAGAAATATTCAGAATTGCCATGCTCGTACAGATGACAAAGCAGAACAGTATCACGCGGAAAACACAAATATTCTGCATCACATTATTTTGTTCAGTTTTTATATCTTTTGAAAACAACCTTTTTAAGGTAACAATACTACGCTCCATTTGCAACCTCCTCTATTTAAAAAACAGTCTTATGATTGTAGGGTTACAATTGATGTGACACCCTAACACTATACAAAAACGGTTAAGTACATTAGAATTTTAATCGCCAAACCAAAATCCTAACAAAAAGGAGTACTTAACCGTCATGAATACAATAACACATTCTCAACGATATTTGCCACATGAAATTAACACAAAATTCTATGCAGTCAAACTTTATCGCTCCGGAGTCGGTGTTTCTTTTGTCTGTCGAAGATATCATATCTCTAAATCTTCTCTTCTTCGATGGAACAAAAAGTTTGATGGGACAAAAGAGTCTTTGCTCGATAAATCCCATAAACCTCTCTCAAAACATCCCAACGCCCATACGGATAAAGAGTTGAAATGGATTCGAGATTACCATAGACGCAATCCAAAAATTTCTGTGTGCGAATTGTACGGAAAACTCCGCGCCAACAAAGGTTACTCTCGTCATCCGGGATCCTTATATCGTATCTACCGTAAACTTGGTTATTCCAGTTACGCACCTTCTACCAAAAAGAAAAGAAAACCTCAGCCTTACGACACTCCTACCGAGTTGGGAATCAAATGGCAAATGGATGTTAAATATGTCCCTACTGCCTGTTATTCCGGCACTGTCCCTCAAAAGTTTTATCAATACACAGTAATTGATGAAGCTTCCAGAGAACGTTTTATTTATCCATACATGGAGCAAAGCAGCTATTCCACGGTAGATTTCCTCAAGAGAGCAATCGCTTACTTCGGTTACAAGCCTTTCATTCTGCAAACCGATAATGGTGCCGAATTCACTCATCTAAAAAAATCTGATCGAACACACCCTTTAGATCTGCTGTGTTCTAAACTTAACATTGTACACAAGCGAATTCGTCCCAGAACACCTAGACACAATGGAAAAGTCGAACGAAGCCATCGTAATGATCAAGAACGATTTTATAATCATATGTCTTTCTACGACTATGATGATTTACAAATACAGATGAAACGATATTTAAATCGATCCAACAACATACCAATGCAGGTATTAGGCTGGAAATCACCTTTGCAAAAACGTCTCATACTTGAGACACAATAATTCTTATTCCGCTTGTTTAATATAAATCTGCTAGGGTGTGACCTGTCAAGGTCATGCCCTGATAAGGGTGCTTTGCAACCTTGACAGGCCACATCCCAGCAGATAAAAAGTAGTCAAGCGGAATAAGAAAAGTGTGTAGCATTACATGCTCACTGGTTAAAATCTATAATACCATACCGTTCCTTTTATTTTTCAAAAGTTGGTGTCACATCATTGACTAATGTACATCGGGCATTTCTGCTAAATATTTCATATTTCTACAATTAAATAGAGAATAAGTGATTATTGGGCTATCGCCAAAAGGTTAAGGCAGTGGAATTTGACTCCACGATTCGTAGGTTCGAATCCTACTAGCCCTGTTATGGGGATTTTCTACCCAGCAAGTCCTCAGAACGCAGATATTTTTCTGTAAGTGCAGTCTATAAGCTGCATAAGTTCTTATAGAGAATAACTCACTAACGAGTTACATAACCGGCATATACTCTTTGCTTCGTTATTTGATATATATCTTCCATATGTCGGTCTGGATCATTAGCTCAGTTGGTTAGAGCGGTCGCCTCATAAGCGATTGGTCATCTGTTCAAGTCAGATATGATCCATTAAAAAATAAAAGAGAGGAGATGATATAGTTGGATTTTGTTATAAAGAATAATAAAAATGTATATATCCGACTAAGTGAAAATGGTAAAGCTGAAACATGCAAAGAAAAAGATATGGGGAGATTTACAGAACAAAAAGCAAAGAATATTCTAAAGTCGCTTCCAAAGACTCTTAAAAATCTAAATTTTCGGATAGAGTGTATTCCTGATATTAAAATGGAAACACCTATTCAGAAAATTGTAAAAGAAGAGTCGAAGAAAATTATCGAAAATACAGATTATCAACCTTCTGATAATATTACGCAATGGGTTGAAAAATTTGGTGCGTGTTCGGATATTTTTAAAGAAGCAAGAGAAAGATATATTAAATTGGAAGATGAATTACACACTTCTGATGCGGCTTTGATGGATGCATTACATAGTATTGAACTTGAGACACCGAAGGATTTATATTCTGCTTGGCTTGTATATAAAAAGATAAGAGAGAATAGAAGAAATAGAAGACAATTTAAAGATGAAATGTTAATCATACATAGTATTTTAGAAGAAATTGATGATACAAAAATCAGTAGAGAACGGACGCAAAAGGCTATTGATGGATTGTTTGAACGTAAATATACATACCGAGTTGTGGAGGTGGACGAAAATGGTGTGTAAAAATTGTTATATTCCGATGATTGGAGTTATGTCGTTCTCAAAGGACAAGCATGAGAAATTCTGGCGTTGTCCGAAGTGTTGTTCAGAGACACGGCATAATAAAATCAATAATGGTGAGTTGAGTTTTGGAGAAGTATTACATAGAGAAATTAAGAAGGGAAAGTAATTACATAATGGAAATACAACAAATATTAGAATGGTACTGTGATAATGAAATGTATCGGCTTAAAAAGATGTGTTACCCAATGTTAATAAAGATTGGTGGTATATCAGATAAAGATTATGATGACTTTTATAGCATAGCATTAAGTGTATTATCAGATACCGCATTAAGATTTGATTCAGAAAAAGAAATAGATTTTGATTCATTCTTAGCCAGTAACATTAAGCGAAAGTTTAAAACTGAGATTCGTGATCGTAATCGTGCAAAACGTATTCCTGCAAAGAAACTTGAAAGTACAAGCAATCTTGTTACAGAAGATGGGTTGGAACTTGGAGAAACTATTCCATCAAAGTTTGATACATATGAAACTGCTTGTGAATATTTGTTTGAAGGTACTAAAATCCAAAGATATTTGGATAAGCTATCATATATACAACGCAAAATCGTTTCGCTATTATCTAATGGATATAAAGCAAAAGAAATTAGAGAATTATTACATATGAGTGAAAAAGAATATTCACAAAATTTGGCTGCAATTCAAGCATATGAAAATGTAAGAGAATTAATGTAAAGAAGAGGATTATATAGTGTGATTAATTTCACACTTATAGGGCTATCGCCAAAAGGTTAAGGCACAACACTTTGACTGTTGTATTTGTTGGTTCGAATCCAACTAGCCCTGTTATGGATCATTGGCGTAATGGTTAGCGCATCCGGCTCATAACCGGACGGTCATCTGTTCAAGTCTCTGATGATCCACTATTAATTAAAAGTAAAAATAATATTTAGGAGGAATTTATTATGGCAAAAAAAGTTAGAGAGCAAACAGTATCATTATCTTCATATTTGGCAAGTGTAAATAGCGAGGATATTTCAGAAAATCAGGATGTACAGAGAATGTTTTGTTGGGATAATCCTGCAATGAATGAACTTATTGTTACCGTACTTACAGAAGATTACATTCCTCCTATTATTCTTGGTGAAGAGGAACTTGGTGGAGATTTAACACAGCAATATATCGTTGATGGTATTCAAAGAACTACAGCTTTAAATAAGTTCCGTCATATGAACTGGAAAACAACAAAATCATTTGAAAATAGTGTTATTCAGTATCAAGCGAAAATGAGAGACGAGGAAGGACATCTTATCAAGGATGAAGATGGCAGTATTCTTTGGGAAAATCGTGAATTTGATATTAAGAATAAGACATTTGAACAGTTACCAGATGAATTAAAGAAGAAATTCGATGATTATCAAATTCGAATTGTAATTCATCAGAATTGCACTATGCAGGAAATAAGTAAACTTGTAAGACGTTATAACCGTAACAAGAGTATGGGTTCAAACCAGAAAGCACTTACATGGATTCCTACATATGCAAGAAAAATTAAGAATATCGCAAATAATGAGTTCTACAAAAATTGTGTTGCTTATTCAAAGTCAATGAGAAAGAACGGAACATATGAACAAACTGTTGCAAATTCTGTAATGACTACATTCCATCTTAATGATTGGAAAAAGACACCAAATGATAGAAATGAATATCTTGAAGAGAACTCTTCGTTTGATGAATTTGAAAAGGTAAATGAATATGGAAATCGTATTGCAAAAGTTTGTGGAAATAAATTTCAGAATGTATTCGTATTCAAAGATATCCTTTGTTGGATTGCTACATTCCACAATTTTACAAAGCTTGGCGTTGAAGATAACAAATTTGCAGAGTTTGTAAACGCTCTTGTAAATGACTTGCATGATAAAGTGGTTAGTGAATGGAGCTATGATATGCTGGATAAAGCCGAGATCCGCAAGGAGATAGCGCGGCTGGAATATGAGGAATCCAGCTATCCCAATTATGCCAAACTGGCAGATCTTTATGTGATACGCGACAAGATGCAGGAAGAGGAGCGGGGCGACGGCGGTAAGTATGTGGGTTGCTACTCCGGCGCTCCCGCCCCTGTGACCGCAGAACTGGCCACCGTGGGCGAGTACGGGGACAGTGAGTTTTTACTTGCGGTAGCTGGGAAAGACCCGGCAAAGGCTTGGGCGGTCGTTGATGAACTTATGGATACGCTTGCAATGGTAAACAACAAAGTATATAACTCGGTAATGCAGAAAATAAAACGTATCTGATGCCAGCAACCGTGTTAGTTATTTGTTAGTAACCTAAAAAATCTGAAAATGATTTAAATGCGCAATAATGCTTTCCACATCTTAGAGGACGTTGAAAACGACTGAAAAGATGTTTAAAAAGTTCGCCAAAATTATGAAGGACTGCCTTTTAAGCAGGGTGTCCGGAGTTCGAATCTCCGGCGGGTCACCATGATTGCCGAACACTATAGATGAAATGGCGAAAAAGCCAGTCATTTCAACGTGTTCGGCAATTTTTTATTCTCAAAATTCTTTGGTAACTCCATAGATGAAATCACGGATGGCAGGGGTTTTGAACCTCTGTTTTTCCATATTCAAGGGATTTTTGCTGTCAGCGCCCTTTTTCAGAGGGCTGCGGCGGCAAGATTCCGGAAATAACGAAGAAAAATCTTTCACAAAGTTATGGGCGCTGGATTGTTGGTTTTCACGAACCAATGACCAGCGCTTTTTTTGCGCTCAAAAAGGGCGCTGGGATTGGAGGTATGAATATGAGCAAAGAACAGACAGCAAAGAAAGAGAGATTTCTGAGAGAGGTGGAGCGGCAGCTCCTGCGCAAAGGACTGGATTCGGAGATGACGGAAGGCGGGATACTCAACGTCAAATGGCACGGTCAGTTGCTCTGTGACGTTGATGGCGACGGTGTGGTTTGTTTCCCGTCGAAGACGGTCATGGGAGTAGACGCAGATGCGTCGCTTCAGACTGTGATACAAATCGCTTCGCAGGTCAGAGAATATATGCCGATCTTTGCACGCGCTCCCGCACTGAAAGCAATCGGGCTGGAGGGCAGCTACAAAATCCTCGCAGATTTCGGGGACGCGGTGCTGGCCGGGCGGCTTGGGAAAAAGGGCGCTAATTTCGTAACATGGGAATGGGATTTTGACCGCAATGGTGTGCATATGGGACACTACTTTATAGAGGACTATGCGGGTGCAAAACGAGACTTCGCCGCCCGTTCCAGGTTGATAGAACCCCAGCGCCTTTTTTCGGACAAGGAACTGGGTGTGATCCGGAATGCGTGCGAGTTTGCATTGGCGGATGACGCGACGCTCACATATGGCGACGAAACGCGGCTCCGCAGCATACAGGAGCAGATCGAAATTCTTCTGCCAAGAAATCAGGAACAGGAACAGGAGCAGGAACAGCGTTCCGAGATGGAACAGACAATGTAATAATCGCAGAGGGCCGGGATTTCTTTTCAGAAGTCCCG